CACAGCGACTCTGAGTTTGCTTGATGACTTTACGAGAGTCGCGGCGGCCTTCTTCTCCATCTTCGTTGATGCGATCTGATTTGCACGCCTGATGATGATGGTCGCTATCTCATCGTTAGCCTTCGCGATGATCTCGTCTGTATATCCCTGATCGGCCGCTTTCTTCATACCTTTAATAAACTGTGTATAGTTCACGATCTCGATCTTGCCGAACTGATCTTTCTGACCTTTGATCTCAAAGCGTTCCTGCGCCATCAGATCACCTGCGTCGCGTCTGCGATCGCTTCTTGTTCCGTGCCTTTATATATCTGAGCATTGTGTTGAGAGTCATCTCTGACTCGTCGAGTAGCACCGATGGTGCGATGCCTGTCTCTACCGCGAGAGAGCAGATCAGCCAGTGGGCAGAGTCGTCGCCAAAGGGATATCACTTGTTCCTTCTGCGATCTCGACCGACTCGACTGTCTCGATCCAGTCAGGGTCAAACTTTGCTGTGGTGGCTTTAGCGCGAGTCTGTGCAGACCATGCGAGCCATGCGAGATCGGTGAGTCTGATCTCTGTCTCAAAGCGTGCAACACTGCGTTGCCATGTGCGCTCAAACGATACGAAGTCAGCGAACTTTGCTTCGACATCTCTCGTCTCACCGTCTGTGTAGTGCACTTTGAGTGCGATCTTCATATCAGTTCCCTTCTATAGTCCGATCTTACGCATTAGCCTTAGTGAGCACACCGCCAGTGAACGACAGCGAAGTCATCGCCATCTCACCGACCGATGCGGCGATAGGTGTATGCGCGGCCAAGAAACAGCCCGTTAGTGTGTAGATCGGGTTCGTCGCGCTCGTCGCGGCTGATGTCGCGTTGAGTGTGACTGTCGTGGTCGTGCCAACGAGTCCGTACACGGTGGCTTCAACATTTGATGCGGCGAAGTCCTGTTGAAAGTCGATGTCTAGCGAATTGTTTTGCAAGCCGCCAGTGAACTTGTGACCTGTCGAGCCGAAGGCTGTGCTCTCTACGCTGTCAATCTCGTAGTTGAGAGAAACTGAGTTTGCCCTGTCGCTGAGCGCAACGCTATTGACAGTGATGACTGCATCTGTGAGAACTAAAACGGCCATGTTTATTTATCGCTTTCTTTGAAGTCTTGTTTGAGTACCTTAGCACTGACTGCTGTGATGAATCCACCGTCGATCAGAGCGTCGATGTTCATACCGGCGAGATCGTCGGCACTGATCGAGTCGCCTACTGCACCGAGAGAACATCTTTCGTTGGTGATCTTATATGTGGTCATCGTGAGCCTTCCTATGCGTGCACTAGCACTGAGCACTGTACCTGCAGGAACTCGCTGTCTGCAACCGATACAGCCGAAATGTTGAGACCAGACTCGACGATCAGTGTCTGTGCGACACCGCCGAGAGTCCTGTCGCCTTCTATGGCGGCTCTGATAGATGTCGCGCCAGAGTATGAGAGATAGCCGTCGAGAGATGCGTGTGCTGTGCGATCCAGATATCTGCCGACTATGACGAACACTGAGCATCGCATCTGCACATCGCCACCACTGAAAGCCTTGTGGTAATCGACTGACTCGATGATCGGGAAGCCGACAGGTGGGTTCAGTTGATCAGGCATATAGGTATAAGTGCGCAGGCCGGTGATCGTGCCGAGCCGTGTCGCGAGACCTGTCATGACCTGCGAGACTGTCGCGGCCATCAGGCTACACCGATGACACGGTATGGGAACAGCAGATCACGCACATCGGGATCGACTGAGCGCACTGTGATCGCCATGTCAGCGAAGCCGAGCACACCGAGAGCCGCGTTATATCGTGCGAACTGTCTCATCGACAGAAGCACACAGGCTTCTCGTACATCATCAGGCACTGCAGGCCAACCCCACACACCGACGATCTGAGCAGTCGGTGGGTCTGGCGGTGTGAAGATCGGGAAGGTTTTGCCACCTGTCGCCGCAATAGCGCGATATGGTCGCGACTGTAGTGCGGCATCTAGCGGCTCAAATATGTAGTCAGTGTTGGCAGTCCAAGTGACGGTGAAATTACCAGTGCCATCGTTCTCGGTCTTTAGTGTTGTGACTGTATATAGATCGTAGGGCAGTGGAAGCCGGTAGGGGTCTCGTGCATAGAAGGTGACTGTCTTCGTCGTCTGATAGAAGAATCGGCCGCAGTAGCCGTCGATGCGTCGTGACGCGCCTTCGATCGAGTTCTCGATCAGTGTGTCATCTACCGAGTCAGTCAGTCGCATAGCGGCCTTTACTTCTGCAAGTGTGCAATAGCCGTTGGTGATGGCCATGATGATCAGCCTTTCGTGCGTCTGCGTGCTTTAGGTTTGATCGCTCTCTCTGCGTCAGGTGTGACACTGGCTGTCTCTGTCAGATACTTGTGCTCAAAGCCGAGTTCGCGCAGTGCGCTGTCGATCTGTCGCACGCGATCTGTCAGACCACGCCGTTCATATCCGACACGCTCTATGAGTAGCGCGTCTATCTGCTTTGAGTGTGCTGTCATGGTCGTATGTTATCAGTGCACTGCAGAGATCGTCTGCAGTGCAGTGACACTAACTAACTAGAAAGTAGGTGTGATAAGACCAGTTCCGCCGACCAACGCAAACGCATTTGGGTAACGGTTTGCTGTGAAAGCGTTGTAACCATAGACCACCATCGTGATGTCGAGTTCAGCACCTTTAGGTTGTTCAAAGCGCAACATCATCGGCTCGCCTGATCCCTGCTCGAACAAGTGGGCTTCCTGCGTGTTGCCGACGATGATCACATCTTCGTTCGTACCTGCACCGTTAGTGGTGATTACATTTGCGTCGGTGATCACTGGCAAGCCAACGATCGAGTAGCCGCTGTTGCCGTACACTGGCGCACCGTTGCCTGATGCGAACGCAGGCTGACCGTTAAAGTTCGGCACAGGTACTGCGAGTGGTCGCTTCTGGTCATCGACTGCGGCCAAGATAAATGCCAAGCGTCGTGGGTGCATCAGGATAAAGTTCGGGCCTGCAAAGAAATTCGTCTGAATCCGTTGCACGCAGTCAAGAATCTTTGGGTACAGTTCGGCGACTGTTGGTGATGCGTCTGTGTATGTCACAACTTGTGTGATCGTGTTGGTCAGCGATGTCGCTGATGTAGTGACGAACAGTGAGTCAAGATTCGTGTGGTATGCGCTGACGAGATCAGCCATGACGAGTGAGTCGATGTTCGTGCCACGCTCGATCGCCTGACGGCTGACATTCTGCTGACCGGCGACAGTGACAACTGAAATGTCTAGTTTCGTGTCGTCCATGTTGGTCTCTTGCACTGCCGCGCCTTCTGTCTGCACTGCTGTGGCTGAACCTGTCGTGACTTTGCTGATGCTGATCGTGAGACCTGCATCTGGCAGTTGATGCTTGCGAGCCTGATCAAGGAACGGCCTGCCTGCGCGAGCAAACGGTGCGGCGAGATCAGTCAAGAATTGTGGAACTAGAAGACCAGCAAAGTTTGCGCTAGTGACATCACGACGCTCAATGCGTTCTTCGTTCATGTGACGAGCCAGACGCTCTTTGGCCTGATAGTCGTTTGAGAACTGTGCGGCGTATGCGTCACGCACGAACGATGACTCGGCTTGTGGCGAGTAGGTGCGTGGCTCAGACTTGATAGATGTCTGTGACACTACTGTCTCGATGCCTGATTTCTTGCGTGCTTCGACAGCCGCAGAGTTGCGTGCTTCGAGTTCTGCGTGTCGTTTGATCTGCTCGTCGAGATCGCGCACGATGTTGAGTGTTGAGACGACTTGTGCGTCTTCTTCTGTGGTGAGTGCACGCGAGTCGGCTGATGCCGCAGTGACGAGTGCATCTGCTTTGGCGAGTTCGCTGTCGCGCTTCTCGATGAGTTGTGCTGAGTAGGTCATGTTGTGATCCTTGTGTGAGATGTTGATGATGATCTCAGTGACTCACCAGTGACCACAATGATCGGCTGTAAGACGGCTGACTAACGGTGACGAGCCAACATGATCTGTGCTTTACGCACCGAGATGTCAGTCGTCGATGTCATAGTAACACTTGTTTTGAGTTCGCGCAACTCTGCCATCGTCTGCTCGTAGGCAGGGAAGGTAACAACGCTGACATCAAATAGTTGCACTTCTTTGAGTTCCCTGACGGTGCGATCGTCTGACCACGCATCTTTGATCGTGCGAAATGCGAAAGACATCTGGCTCAGATCACCGCGACGCATCGCCGATATGACCCTTGCCGCATCAGGGTTTGCAGGGTCTAGGTCGGCTGATACCTTTAGGCCGCGCTCGTCTTCTTCTAGTGTCAGAGTGCCTGACTTCGTGCGTGCCAGTGGAACACCTTCATGGTCGATCAGTAGCCGTACATCTGCACCGTCTTTGATCGTCTTCGTGAACGCGCCACGCTTGACATACTCGGTAAACGGCATCGGCTCAGATGGTGAGTCGAAGACTGCGGCATATCCGATGAGACTGTGACCGTCACCGGCTTCGCGCATCTCTAGAGTTGTGTACGCGACGCGACGCTCATCTGCACCAGTGATGCACCAGCGATGCTCTCGGTCTGCTCTCTCGACGGTCATGGCCGTGATCTTATCTGATCCACTTCTATCTGCGCGACTGTTCTGCTCGTCGTCGAGTTGGCTGATGATGCGCTCGCCGTATGACTGAGCACGCTCTGCTGACTCTCGTGATGAGCCGCCGCCCCACAGAAGCATCGCGACCAGACCTGCAGTGATCTCGTCACCATCGACTGCTGACAGATCGACGATGTGCCTTGCGATCCATGCCGGTATCTTGCGCCACTTCTCTTCGCTGATCTCACCTGCGGCCATGCGTCGTGCATCGGCGACAGTGGCAGGCATCAGGCCGTCACCTGACAGACCCTGCTCATGTAGTTCTAAACCGCGTCGTGCAGACTCGCGCATGAACTCTGGTGCAGACAGATCGACTGCCCGATACTCGTCGTCTTTCATCTTCTCTGACTCATCGACTGGCATCGTCTCGTCAGTCTCGGTCGGCTCATCTGTCTCATACGATGACTTGACCTTCGTCAGTATTGCCATCACTTCGTCTATCGCGGCGACGAACTGCTCGTTGCGACTGCTCGTTGCGCTCGGTGCTTTGAGTTCATCTATCTGTGTGAGCGTCGATAACTTGTGACCAACGAGTGTGTCTGTCGCAGTCCAGCCGTCATCGCTTTCTTTATAGAGTCTGATCAGTGCGGCAGGGTCGTCTTCTGTGCCGGTGATCGTGAAACTGCTGTCAGGAATGTTGATCTCGCCGTCTGTAACAATGCGTATGATACGGCCACGAGCCGTACCGCCTGACGAATCCCATGACACGAAGTTGCCTGACGCGAGTGCTCTAGTCGTCTCATCGGTCATGTCAGTGTTCCTATCTTTCTATTTTTCGGGTGGGGTCGCATCACTGCCGACCACAGGTGTGCTCGATGGTGCGACGAACTGATCGCCGCCGTCATACGGCTCACGGTTCTCTTGTTGTCTCGCTTCATTAGGTGACATCGTGCCAGACATGATCTGCAACTGCTGTGCCTTTACTCTCGTCATCAGGTCGGCACGCTGAA